GGCAGGCGTACCTGGACCTCGGGGGGATGTGCGAGGAGTTCGCCGGGGGGATCGCCTACGAGGACAACGACTTCCGGGACCGCGTGCTGGCGTCCGGCCTCCGCGTGGTCACCCGGGACGACCTCCGCACGGTCCACCAGTGGCACCCCAAGCTGGCGGGAAGGGCGAGCGGCTACCGGCAGAAGGTAGCGAGGAACAGGGACCTCTACGAGCGGCGGTGCCGGGAGCGCGGGCAGGTCCCGCGGGGAGAGGGGGCGACGCTGTGACAACGACCGTCCTCTGCGTCCTGAAGCTCGGCGGGGACTACGACGCCCGCTACGTCCGCGCGCTCCGGGCGGGCGCGGAGCGGTCCCTGGCGGGGCAGGACCGTCGCTTCCTCTGCCTGACCGACGACCCCTCGCTCCTCCGGGAGCCCTGGGCGGAGCCCCTTCTCCACGGCCTCCCAGGCTGGTGGTCGAAGCTGGAGGCGTTCCGCCCCGGCCTGGTCGGCAAGGGGGAGCGCATCGTCTACCTGGACCTGGACACGGTGCTCGTCCGCTACCTGGTCCTGCGGCCGGACGGGCTGGGCTTCGCCATGCTCCCCGGTTTTAACCGCAGGACGAACCCTCGGGACCGCTGGGCCTCCGGCGTCATGGCTTGGGACGGTGGAGCTGACCTGGGCTTCCTCCTGAAGCGCTACCTCCGCGAGCGGAGCGGGATCTCCCCCGGCGCGTGGGACCAGGAGTACGTCGCCCGTTGGTACACGGAGGCGAACGGCGGGAGGGAGCCGGAGGACGTGACGCTCGCCGTCCCCGGGATCGTCTCTTATAAGAAGCACGTGGTGGCGGAGTGCGACTACGAGTTGCCGGATCACGCGCGGGTCGTGTGCTTCCACGGGAAGCCCCGGCCGCATCAGGTGTCCGGCTTGCCCTGGATGGACAGATGCTGGTGGAAGGAGGCGGGAATTGGCCAGAGTGTCTGAGTCGGACGTCCGGGACATCATGCCGGACTCGGAGCTTCAGGACGAGGACGTGACCCCGTTCCTGACCGGGGCGAACCTGATTGTTACGCAGCAGCTTGGGGGCTCTGGGCTCCCGGACGCGCTCCTGGCGGAGATCGAGCGCTGGGTCGCCGCGCACTTCGTCTCGGCGAAGGACAAGCAGGTCCGGAGCGAGTCGATCGGGGGCGTGACGCAGAGTTACCAGACGGGGAACGCGGCATCGGGGCTCGGCACTACGGTCTACGGGGAGCGCGCGCTGCTGATGGACCCCACGGGGAGGCTGGCGCGGATGGGACGGCTTCCCGCCTCCTTCGGGGTCGCGGACTACGGGGTGGCTCATGACCCAAGTTGATCGGAAGCGGGACATGAGGGAGGTTCTGAACTCCCCCGAGTTCCAGGATGCCCTCCGCTCTCCGGTGGACGAGGAGACGGCTCTCCAGTTCCAGATCGCGGCACTCCAGGAGAGGCTTTCCGCCCTGCGGATGAAGCGCTGTCGCTGCGTGATCGGAGGACGTCAGCTGGAGCCCTGCCCGGTCCACCCGTACTCCTACCACGAGGGAGGGTTTCCGAGATGAACCTTCGTAGGCTCCTCCGCCAGACCGCCGTTTACTGGGCCTCCCCCGTCTCGGACGGGTACGGCGGGCACTCTTACGCGGACCCGGTAGAGGTCCCCTGCCGCTGGGAGCCGTCGAGCAAGCGCTTCTCCACGGCGCAGGGGGAGGAGTTCGTCGCCTCCGCCGTGGTCTGGGTCGCCGAGGACCTGGAGGTCGGGGGGCTCCTCTTCCTCGGATCCCTCTCCGACCTCACGGGAGCGCAGGAGAGCAATCCCCAGCCCGTGGCCAGTGCGCTGGCCGTCCGCGCGTTCGAGCAGACGCCGGACGTCCGGGGGGCGATCGCGGTCCGTAGGGCTATCCTGTGAAGGCCGTCCGCGGACTGGACGAGGTCCAGCGGAACCTGGCGAAGGCGCTCCGGGAGATGGAGGGCGCCGCGCTGGAGGGCCTCGTGGCGGGCGGTCAGATGGTCCGCGCGGAGAGCCAGAAGCTCGCCCCTGTCGTGACCGGGAACCTCCGGGGCTCTGCCTTCGTGGTCTGGAAGGGCGGGGAGTCCATCGAGCGGGGGACCGTCCCGGAGGACGCCCGTTCTGCCGCGGGGAGGGAGCAGCCTACCGTTGCCGTGGGCTATGCGGCCGTCTACGCGGCAAATGTCCACGAGAATCCGCGGGCCGGGAAGACGGGAGGGGTCAGCCCGAGCGGGAGGAAGTACGTCCCGGGACGACTCCCCAGCGGACGGATGAGCAAGCGGATCGTCTACTCGACCGTCGGGCAGTGGAAGTTCCTGGAGACCGCGCTGAAGGCCAACGCGGACCGCTTCCTTCGGATCGTCGCCGCCCGCGTCCGGAAGGCGCTGAAGGACGACAGAGGAGTCGAGGCATGAACCCTCCCTGCGTAGACGTCGCCGCCCTCCTGGACCTCCCCAGCGCCTCCCCGCTGGTCCTGGGGACGAACCTCTTCGCCTGCTCCGAGCCCCCCGCGCCGGACCTCTGCGTGACGGTGCTCGACTCCGGCGGGTACGCCCCGGACTCCGGCGCGGACTACCGGAGGCCGACCGTCCAGGTCCGAGTGCGGGGAACGCGTGGGGACTACCGGGGAGCCTACGTCCTTGCCTCCTCCGTCCGGGACCGCCTCCACCTCCTCCACGAGGAGACCGTAGCGGGGAGCGCCCGCTACGCAGGCGTCTGGATGGAGGGGGACGTCAACCCGCTCGGGGCGGATGAGTCCGAGCGGCCGATACTCACGATGAACTTCCGCATCCACCGAACCCCAGCGCAGTAGAGGAGGCAGAGAGATGTCGAGCAACGCGATCTCCGGAGTAGGGACCAGGTTCCTCCGCAGCAACATGCTCAGCACCCCCACGTTCTCGGCCATCGCGGAGGTCAACTCGATCTCCGGGCCGAACAAGAGCCGCGCCACGATGGACGTGACGTCGCTCGACTCGACGGGAGGCTACCGGGAGTTCAGGGCGAGCTTCCGGGACCCGGGCGAGGTGCAGCTCTCGATGAACTTCACCCTGGCTACGTACACCCTGCTCAACGACGACTTCGAGGACGAGAGCCCCCGGGACTACCAGATCGAGTTCCCGGACGCCGGGAAGACGACGTTCGAGTTCTCCGGCCTCGTCACCGCCATGGGGAGCGCCGTCCCCCTGGACGACAAGGTCACGGCGACCGTAACGATCAAAATCACCGGGCCCGTCGACATCAACACCTGATCCCGGCGCCTTAGCTGGGTCAACCTGGAACGGAGGAACGAGACATGACGTACCTGACGAAGGCGGACATCCTGGCGGCCCAGGACCTGAAGCGCGAGACGGTCGACGTCCCCGAGTGGGGCGGGTCCGTGCTGGTAAGGGAACTGAACGGCCGGGAGGCGGAGCAGGTCGCCCGGGAGTACATGAGGGTCCGGGAGGCCCACCCCGAGCTGGCGGACGCGGACAAGCTCCCGCAGCCGGAGGGCCTCCGCATCCGGGTCTGCGGGATGGGGCTCTGCGACGAGGAGGGGGAGCGCCTCTTCTCGGACGCGGAGCTCGACCTGCTCGGCAGGAAGCACCCCGACGTGCTCAGCCGCATCTACCCGGTCGTGATGCGGCTGAGCGGGATGTGGAAGGAGGACGGGAAGCCCACGGCGGAGGAGCAGGCCGAGGGGGAATCCGCGCCCGGCCAGAGCGACGGTTCCTCTTCCGTCTAGCGCTCCGGCTGGGCTTCCCCCATCCCGATCACCTCCTGGCCTGCCTCTCCCACCGGCAGGTCCTGGACTGGATGGCGTACGACCGCGTGGAGCCGTTCGGTGAGGAGCGCGGGGACCTCCGGGCGGGGATCGTGGCGGCCACCGTGGCCAACGCGAACCGGGGCAAGAACAGCAAGCCGTACGCGCCGGGGGACTTCATGCCGAAGTTCGCCGAGAAGACGGAGGGCATCGTGAGGCAGACCCCCGAGGAGATGAAGGCCCTTCTCATGACGATGGTGCAGAAGTGAGCGTCAACGTCGGCTCCCTGATTGCCACGCTCTCCGCCGACCATGCCCCCCTTCGTGCGGACCTGGCGAAGGGCCAGAAGATGTTCGAGGACTACGGAGCCAAGTCAGAGAAGGCTGTCTCCGGAGTGGGAGCCTCCATCAAGGGGCTCCTCCCCTTGGTCGGGAGCCTCGTTACCGCGGCGGGGGCGATGGGCCTGGCGAAGTCCTTCTTCGACTCCGCCGTCCAGGCCGAGCGGCTCGCCACCAGCCTCGACACCATCACGAAGGGACA